ACGACAGCGCCGACACCCGCCGCAAAGAGCGCAGGATTACCAGTCAGCACGCCAGCAATCCCCATAATGGTACCTATGCCCCCAGGGATAGCATCAATAATTTTAACCACTAAATCCACTAAGAATCCAAAGAGATCCGCCAAGGGCTTAACTGCAACGGCAACCTGCATAAATACAAATTTCAATTGTGTGAAGGAGTCTGTTGCCTTCATAGCCATTTCTTCCATCTCTGCCACACTAATGCCGGTATCACCAATCATCTCAGCGACCTGACCTTGCTCGTTGCCGAACAACTTGGCTGCTGTTGCAACGTCCCGAATACCAGCCGCGTTGGCGACTGCCATCTTCTGGAAGCGTCCCATACTCTCAAAGTCTTGACCCGATAGTGCGAGCCGCTCCCTAAGAATCTCAATGCGCTCAGCTTCAGTTGCCATGAGCAACTCCGTGCCGCTCACAAGGTCTGTGCCCATGACAGCATTCAACCTACCGGCGACCTTCGCAGATCCTTCAAAAGTATCCATCTGGTCCCCTACAATGGCTGTAAGATCCTCAATGGAGGTTCCTGTTTCTCGGGCTGTAATCTGAAGATCTCGGAAAACTTCTACCGCACGGTCCCCAAACTTAGCAAGTTCTGGAAGTGCCTTGTTGAATTCCTGCACCATCGCTTCGGGTGGGCGCCCAAGAGCCACCGCAAGACCCACCATCTCCCTTTGGGTGTCCATAGCCTCGGTGGTCGTCATCCCAAACGCCATTGTAAGCGTGTTAAGAGATTCGGCAGTGGTGTCGGCGCCTACACCCACCTTTTCCATAGTGGCAGCCTGTAGTGTTAGCGTATCGCGGACGCCCTGTGACACAAAGGCGAACTGTGAGAAGCCCGCGCGCAACTTAGTTGTAGCTTCCATCATCTTGTCCATACCAATTGCCAGTTCGCTATTGGTGAGAGCAAGATTTGTGAAGGCTTTACCGGCGTCGGAGACATCGCCCGTAAGCTTCACGTATTCGGCACGGAGTTTATCAGTCTCTGCTACAGCAGCCAGCGTGATGTCCACAACGGCTTTAAAAGCTGAGGCTGCATTAAGTCCGTTCTTTGCAACATCGGCTAGAGAGGCGCTAATCTGATCCGACGCGGTGTTACTCTGCTTTAGGGCGCCTAGAACCTCCTGCATGCTTTGTGCGAGACTTTTCGTGTTTTGTACTTGCGCTTCAGTAAGGTCGTTAATTTGTTTTTGGTACGCCTCGCGCTCTTGGTCTGTGGTTGCCGCCAGTTTTAGCAGCTCAAGTTCTACCTTTCTCAGCTCTATCTTAGCTTCCTGAAGTTCTTTCTCGTCCCCCAGAACCTTTGCGGTCTCTTTTCGCACCTTAAGAATTTCTTCGGATCTTTCTAGCTCTTCTCTGGTTGCCATTTAAAGTAAACTCCTGTTAGATAATTAGTTTTAGAATAAAAATAAGCCGGAATCACTTCCGGCTTATAATTAGGAGAATCTAGGGGGTGCACCCCCCCTTGGCTTAGAAGCTTGCTGAACTGCTTCGTTTTCTTTTTCTTTTTGTTTTATCAGCCGCTCAAGGAACCAGTTTCTGAGACCGACCGGGAGATTGTAGGCTTGCTGGAAATCCCATCTGCCGTGATACATGAGCCCAAAGAACTGCTCATATATCTGCTCCATGTAATCATCGGTTAGGCCAAAAAAAGTTTGCCGTGATCGGCACCTCCATATCCTGCGTGTGACCGCATGAAGAACACTCATAGTGCTGGGTAAGGTCAAACGTGGGGTTGAGAGCACGATAAGCCCTGCGCAGATAATACGAATCAGCGGCGGGCATCATGTCCACAAACTTATAGATTGTATCTCGGTTCTCATCGCTGTTTAGTGATACAATGAACTTGGTAATCTGAGATGTCAGAGTCTTCTCTAGCAAAGCATTCTTCTTGTTTCTCTTGACAGCTGATGTGATAGTGGTCTCATCAGCGCCGGTAAGAAGGCGAATCTCGGCTGTCACCCCGGTTACTGGGAGAGTAACGAGGAAAGTGGTATCGTCAGTCTCTGTGATGTCCAAGTCGCCCCAGTCATCACCGTGGTTTAGCCTGCCATCGCGGAGATTAAAGCCATAGTCAGCCTTAGCAGAGCATGCAGGGCATGTGACCTCTGTCTCGTACAGCTCACCATAGGCGGTTGCACGAGCAGCCACCAGGATGGCACTACGGTCGCCAGAGAGCAGCTCACTTGGTCTAATTCTCTTGTCAACCACAAGGTTCTGTAGCAGCTTCTCCAGGGCAATGCCCTTACGAAGGAGTGTCTGGCTAGTGAGGATATCCTCATCCTTAGCCGTCATAAACCGAATCTCAACCGTGTCGTGCCCATGCAACGGATGATCCGTTGCATAGAAGCGACCTTGGCTGGGAAGTTCAACAAATTCTGTTGGGGACACAAAGTCCAATACGGACTTGACGGGAGCAGGTGTTGTTTCCACCTTGGCTTTTTTGGGCGTGCTCCCAGTACGCCTCTGATTATTTCTTGGCAATTACCACCTCTTGTATGCGATTATTATACCCTACTGACGAGCGCTTGTTAAGCCCCAAATAGACGACGGTCAACTAGCTCGCCGGGGTCGCGCCCGGGGATCTCGGGGATGTCAAAAGATGCCCAGTCATAACGGAAGGTGATGGTGATATCGGAAAGACCCTCCTGGTCATAGGTATATTCGTTAAAAGCAACAGACTTGATGAATGGATTGTTGAGAGTCCACTGCTCAAGAAAGTTTCCGTCCTCATCAATAGCTCTAATGATAACACTGCCCAATTGAGCGCTGGCGCTTCCCTTGGCGATCGTAGTTGTCGCATCGGGCTCGTTAAGGTTGCCAGGAACGTTATAACCGCTGCGACGGAGAATGGAGAGTAGGTTGCCTGTGGCGTCAGGATTGACTGGGTCTACGAGAGCAACCTGAACCTCATTCCACGTAACCTTTCCAGGATAGTAGAAGGTGTGATTCAGGAAAGCGTAGGTTGCCTCGCCCACGTTGAACCCGGGCTTCTGGGCACTCTTAGCGTACCAAGTGGCACCCTGCTCCATACCTGCGATGGTAACCAAAAATCTAAATTGTCTCTTTGGCTCAACAAGCCCTGAACTCCAGAATGGCATCTTTTATTTTCTCCTTACAATTTAAATAGTGTTAACTATTTTTTTTCCTAGTCGTCAAATGAAGCGCCAGTCCTTGTGATGATAAAGTCTAGTGCAATAAACTCAATGGCACGGGCTGGCTTGAGATAAATCTTCGCGTATAGAATGTTTCTATCAATCAGATCATCTGTGGTTGTCGTCTTGTCAAGGATGACGCGGAAGTCGGTGAGACCAAAGCGTGCCTTGACGTCAGCCAAGAAGGGGTTCACGGCAGAGGTGAAGCGATCCCAGGTCGTCTGGACGTTAGGATCAAACAGAATGCCGTTTGCAATCGTAGAGATCTCCTTCTTGATGAAGATCATGAGTCGTCGGACGTTGATGCGGTCTAGCGCTGAGCGCGTGACCTGTAGCGTCTTCTGACCGAAGATTACGATGCCCTCGTTGGGGAAGGTGGCGATTGGGTTAATGTTCACCGCATAGAGGTTGTCGCGGTCCTTGGAGGTCAAGCGCATCTTGACGCCAGTCACCGGAATGCCGGCGCCACCGTTAGATAGACCACCTCGGACAAATCCTGCGGGGGCGAACCATAGCTCGCTTCTAGCCTGTGAGGTTCCGAAGGTCCCGAGAGCCGCCACAGAGGGGGGCACGTCAACCAGGCGGTTGACTTCGGTATCCCGAATGGTAACCCAAGGGAAGAAGGTGCAAGCGTAGCTTGAGTTTAGTGAGCGCTGACGCAAGGTCGTGATAGCCTGCGTGACATCAGGTCGTCGCTGGACTGCTGTCTCCTTGTTCTCCGTTCCTCGGGGAGTATAGGCGTACTGAATGTCAACAACTGCTAGAGCGTCTGCACGATTCTCACAAGTCGTGATAAGCTTGTCAGTTACCGCTGTTGTCCATACACCCGGGATTGACATGAGGTTTGTCTCAACAAACTCTGGATCAGCAACTGTGTCAATCGCTCTGCGCATCGTGTTGATGCCATAGTTGTTAAGCTCAGTAGATCCAGCTGTGCTCAAGAAAGTGTTGTTGAACGGCTCCTTCTCTGTAATGTCAAGTCCGTCAAAGCCTCCGAAGATTGGGGCGGTGAACTTGTCAAAGCCCTTTTCTAGAAGCGCGCGGGCGCTATTCGTAGCCGTATAGGAGGCGCCAGACTTACGTGATCCAGAAAGGTAATAGCAGTTCTCGGCTGAACCCGTGATAATCAGGTCGTCCATAGAGAAGGCAAATGAAGGCTCGGTATTGGTGCCTACAGTAAATGTCTGCGCACTGATATAGGCTGGCATGTTCCGGACCATATCAACATAACTAGCATCAAACTCAATGCTGCTGGCTTCCTTCGTAGTCTGAATGCCAAAGTAAGCGTCGGTAGGTGGCGTGCCACCATCACTCGCGCTGAGACGGAG